CTCGATTGTGCTTACATTACCAATGGATTAGCTGCATAGCTTGATACGTTGCCAGCTCGTTAACGAGTTTACTGATTTACTTCGACGTTGCAAACGCGAATGGCGACACTCATTTTGTGCTCACCAAACTCTCTAGCCTTGAATACTAGAGTTTCTGATGCAGCATTCAACATAGAGTTTACTTGCTGAAGTGCTTTATCTTCAGTAGTTGCGACAGCGACCATAGAACCTGACAGCGTAACATATGCTTTCATGGTATCTCCAGCGAAGCTGGCAACCTACCAAGCCATGCAACCAATCCTATAAATACTTGGATTCTGTGGAACCTATCAACTGATTTGAGTTTAATTGATAGAGTCGAGATTGAGCATGTTTTCGAGCATCTTCACTTCCTGTGATTCGCTCATCTTGCTCTTGCCGATGCTCATCTCATCATTTGAGCGAGCTTCAACAGCTTCCTCGGTCGTCATTCCCTGCGCCTTTGCTTTGATGAAGAACTCAGCATCGTCAGCAATGGCACGGAGAACAGGGATTGCATCAGACGGCGTAACGCACAGAGTCTGAAACATGACGACAATCGTTTTGTAGAGGGACAACTGAATACGATTGAGTTGCTTGCTATTCATACATTCTCCGTTAGTTGAATGTTGATAGGCTCTACAGAACCCAAGTATTTACTTGGTTGTTTTATATTACGAATATAGGATTTAATACGCTTGCCTAGCTGATGCTAGACTGTGGTAGGATTGTTGGTGAATGACGGCGCTTTCTTACGCAGTATCGGAGTCATTGGCTGCTGACTCGCTAGCCGAATCTTCCGCCGTAGCTGAATACCGTTGTATCGTGCTACGTTCACGTATGCCCTTGCGTGCTGTGTTCTCAATTCCGGGTCATACCTTACGTTCTCAATTGGACCTTTTCTATACGTCCATTGCGATTCCATGTAGGTTGCTGGCGTCTTACTCATTTGGCGCTTCATGGTAACTCCCATGCTAGGCAAGCCTACTAAACCCTATATTCTACTACCCATGCTAGGTAACTCTGCTCAAGGATGCAGACTCCCATAAGGTAGCCAACAGCGTGCGCCCAACTATGTAGGCATTATCAACCCGCGCTTATCGGGCCGTGTTTTTACGTGTCACGCGTGCAAGCCTAGCATGGCTCTGCTATACCTCAGCATAGCATCGAATACGGCACGGCCTAATCAAAGGATAGACACAATTGGCAACAGTAAGCCAATGGTGAGTAGTCAAACCTACAGCATAGCACTCCGTTCAGAGGTCCGGCATGGTAGCATTCGTGCTACCTGCTAGCCGCGACCGTCGAACAGTAGAACTGCATCAGGAATGCCAGCAAAACACCACAATACCTAGTATTGCAAAACTGTGTATCACTACATCTTGTGGTCGTGGTATCTGTGAGGCAGACTAATGTAAACTTTCGCCTCAGATTGGCTGACTATCTATTACTGGTGTATCACAGTTTGTGTAACCCCAATAGGTTGTGGATGGGTTTCGCTTTATGGGACAAAGGGTAGTTAAAGTACGTCAATCGTCAATACATCACCAAAGAATACCACTAAGTCATATCATAGAGTACCTTAGAGTACCTTTACAGGGGTGCATATACCTGCACGTAAGGTTCCATATCTGCACACCCTTGCCGGATATTAATCTAGTGTTTGTCAGTCCAATACCAACTCATTCCTGAATGGTTCCATCATATCGAAATCGTGAATCATTCAAATAGTGAAATTTTCATCACCTTCCAAGCAAATTCTCAACAAAAACAGCCGATTTTCTTCTTGACTTTTCGGGCGAAGCCCGGTATACTACGCGCCTACGGGCAATCTCTAATAGATTTACTGAAGGATTTGAAATGCTAATAGAAGATGAGGAACTGAAAAGGAGAATTGAGTCTCCTTCTAATCTTCTGAATAGACTCAAGACCATCACTACGTCTCGTGATAGGACATCTTCATTGCCGGTTATTAACATTCCGGCTTTGCCTCCATCTGCTGATGAAGTTATTGAAGATATAGAGAAGAAGATTACCATTGGTTCCATCAAAGGTAAAGCTTTAGGCATTATGAGTTCAGCACTTGACGAACTCAAAGAGAAACTTCCTGAGATTGGTAAGCCGGATAAGCTTTCTAAAGTCATTGCTGATATGAGCAAGGTATATGACTCAGTAGAGAACAGAAACATGCCGGCTGTGCAAGCGGCTCAGATTATTATTTATGCACCACAGATTGTATCGGAAGATACATTCAACATTGTTGAGATGACTGATTAGTCTCCAATGGCTGATATTACTCTTGATGCATTCGTTGACGGTGGTGGTTCATTCTATACCCATACGTGTGCGGGTAACAATCGAATTCTTTTTCTTGTTACTCGTGGAGATACGGTTCCATTCGTTAATGGAGTTCGGGCGGCTCTTCTCAAATCGATGTCGTTTGCTGCTGACCCATCGATTAGCTCATTTGGTTTTATTAATTTATATGTAGTTCAGAATCCCCTACTTGGTGCAAACGCTGTTACATTTCCTCTTGGTTCAGTTGTTTGTATTTCAGCTTCGTACAAACATCCCAATCAACCAATTGGATTATTTGAATTAGCTACTGCACAATCTGCAAATGCTGCTACAACCTTTACAAGTTCTATAACTTCAAGTGTTAATAAATGTCTTGCTGTATTTGCACAAGCTGCCTATGCTTTTGGCGGGGCGCCAACAGCCGGTGCCAACCTAACCTATCGTGGTAGCTATTCAACCTCAGTCAACGTCCCCTCCATTTTCGATAGTAACACAGTAATTAGCCCGGCTGGATTGTTTAGTGGAACTACAAATACAGGCGGTTCAGGAGCTGCAATTTATCACATAATGCAGTTGATTGGACCCAACCCAGGTAATAAGGTAGTTGGTCCCATTGGCTCAGCATTCGTGATACCGGGCAATACTATCTTTGCTATGCCTGCTAGAGCTATCAACATTGAATACTCCACTACAGGTGCAGCTATTCTAGAAGCTTCTCTTGATAACGGAGATAACTTTGTTACAATAGATACAGCTCCAGGTGCAGGCTTAAGAACAGTAGCTGGTGTCGTTGCATCTTGCATTAGGCCATCTGCCGATATTACAGTCGTTTTCAGGAAGACTAAATCGAGGTTCTAATGGCAACTACTCAGGTTAAGATTGGTCCAATTGAGACGCTAACGCAGAACGTTGCGTTTGCATTACCGGCTAGGCAAGTAAGGGTAATGGCATCAGCGGCTATTGAAATCTCTCTTGACGGTTCTACGTGGGCAACGCTAGCAAACTCAACTACTGGTGCTGATTGCACCGCTGTATTTGTACGTTGCACCACGACTAATGCACTGCTTGCTTGTAAGGTTTAGTGGCTTTCACTGGTAAGGAATGGAAACCTACAAAGAAGCAAGAGAGGTTTCTATCCTTACCACTCTCAATTAAAGAAGCCTTATACGGTGGTGGTGCAGGTAGCGCAAAGACAGACGTTCTATTAATTTACGCTTTAGTTCATGGATGGCATAAGCATCCTGGATTCAAACAAGTATTCATGCGTAGAACATTTCCTGAGTTGAGGAACGAAGTTATTCCTCGCTCTAGACAGTTATATCCTAAATTTGGTGCTACATTAAATAAATCAGATATGGCATGGACGTTTCCGGCTCCTGACCAATTTGGCGGGAGAGGAATGACCAATGCTGGTGCAATGATTTTCCTTGGTCAATGTGAAGATGAAAACGATGTTCACAAATATGATTCAATGGAAATCAATCTCTTTACTCCCGATGAGCTTACTTCTTTTCTTGAGTTTATTTATTTGTATGTTGGGTTCACTCGTGTACGTACTTCTATCAAGGAACTACCGGCCATAATTCGTGCGGCTGGTATGCCTGGTGGAGTTGGGCATACATTTGTTAACAAACGATTTGTATTACCGGCTCCGCCAGGAACTATTATTGTTGGTCGAGGTGGAGTCAAGAGAATTTATATTCATGCTACGTTAGCAGATAACCCACACATTGACCCAGGATATAGACAGTCTCTTGAAGCATTACCAGAAGCAGAGAAACGAGCCAAACTCTACGGAGATTGGGATTCTTATTCTGGTCAAGTATTTGATGAATTCAGAGACAGAGCTTATCCTGATGAACCAGAGAATGCTCTACATGTAATTGATGAATTTGAAATCCCCGCTTGGTGGCCTAGAATAGTAATTGGTGACTGGGGATTTGCGGCTATGACATGGATTGGATGGGGAGCAATTAGTCCATCTAAACGTCTTTATATCTATCGTGAACAATGGTGGGTAAAGACTAAGATTTCAGAATGGTCGCCAGTTGTTAAAGAGCTGATTGAAATTGATAAGCCTAGACTGGTTAAGTTCTGTAAATCAGCCGGTAACGAAGTTGGACAGGAGCATACAATCCAAGAGCAAATCAGTGAGGCTCTTGGAATACAGATTGAACTGACTACTAATTCACCTGGAAGCCGCATCTCAGGCAAACAGCTTATTCATGAGTATATGAGATGGAAGCCTAGACCTACTGTACTTAAAGAACGTCCTGTCTATAACGAAGAGCATTCAATGTGGCTTCTTCGTAACAGAAGTATGGACGAATATAAATCGTATATGAATTCACTGGTTGAACCTGAACCAGAAACCAATATCCCTAAGCTACAAATTTTCAGTTCATGCAAGATGTTGATTGACGCAATCAAAGCTTGCTCTTACGATAAGAAGAAAATTGAAGACATTGCGGCATTTTCAGGTGACGACCCTATTGACGGCCTACGCTATTTGGTCGATGGGGCAGAGAACTATTTTGAAATTGCTGGTGATGAGTTTAAGAGAATCCAAAAGCAGGAAGATTTAATTCACAAGTTAAGTGCTGATGGTGACTGGACTGGATTCTATCGTCAAATGCGAACGGCTGAATCTGGCGACCCATACAAACCAATTCGTAAATTTCATCATGCGAGACACTAATGTTTAACTGGTTACAAGAATATCTATCAATTAGATATCAGTTCAAGCGCCAAAAGCTTGAAATGCAGGAGAATGCATTAATTTGCAAGTCCTGTGAAACACTTAAGATGCAGCTTGAGATTGCTAATTATGAGCGCAAGCAAATGCTTGATGCTCTAATTAAACCATCTCAGCCTGCTGAACCAGTTGTACAGCAGCCACCACAAAGTATTAGACCTCATTCTATTCCTTGGGCTGTTCGTAAGCAGATGCTTGAGGCTGAGGATAGAAAGAAGTTTCAAGTCATTGAAGAGCAGAGAAGGAATGATGAGGCTCTTGCTAAAGCCGCTGTTGCTAAAGCTGTTCCACGAGGTGAGAGTGGTGGTCTATCAGTAGTTATTCCTGATGTATCTACAGAAGATAGTATTAAAGCACTGGAAGAAGAACTCGGTATTGAGGAGGCTAAGTGATGCCTGTTGGACCATCGGCGGGAATGCTTAAGAAAGTATTCGACCCGGCTGTTATGAAAAAGAAAGTAAAGTCATCGCGTGGTTATGCTGAAAGCGGTGGCAACAATATTAAACGGCCGGAGATGGCTGCTGTCCGTAAGCAGAAGGGTGAAGGCGGTAATAAGAAGATGAAGCTAATGCGTGCTGACGCAACACAAGGTGATTGATGCCTGCTACATCAGCTAAGCAATACAAATTTATGGCTGGTATCGCACATGGTATGAAGCCAACTAAAGGGCCGGGACCATCACCACAAGTAGCTGAAGAATTCGTTAAGAAGACACCGGCTGCTAAGCGTAAGCAGTTTGCAAAGAAGTAGATGCCTAATACCAAGCTCGATAAGCCAACACAAGAGAGGATTAAGAATCTTCTCAAGACTGTTGCGACTAATTTCGACCAAGAGGATAGAGCCGCTCGTGAACGCCAACTCCGTAATTGGCGGCGGCTCAAACTTCTTTGGGAAGGATTTCAGCGAGTTTGGTATTCTGAAGTAGCTCATGACTGGCGTATCTGGGATGAAGAAATTTCTAATGCCGACAACGACCAAGCATTTTATGATAAGCCTATTAATGTATTCCGTGCTTATTTGGAGTCCCTTATTGCTGCTCTCTCTATTACAATTCCTGCAATAAAATGTTTTCCTGATGATGCAGAGAATCCTATTGACTTGTCAACGGCTAAGGCTGGTGATAAGATTGCTGAACTGATTTATAGACATAACGATGCACCGATTCTTTGGCTGCACGCTCTATACATTAACATGACCGAAGGTATGACAGCAATGTATTCATACCCAAAGTCCGATAAAGAATATGGAACGTATAAAGAGAATGTATACAAGAAAGAGAATATTGAAGCTTACATCTGTCCGATATGCAAGAATCAGTTGGATGATGACTTATTCACTAAGCAGGAGATTGACGAATTTCAACCTGATGACGATGATATTGAACTGCACAATCTGATTATTAATGAAAATCAGGTTGTTTGTCCTCAGTGCGCAGCGCAGTTAGACCCAAGTTTGCAGAAATCTCCGCTTGTTGTTACTAGATTTGTTGACCAGAAAGAAGTGCCAAAGTCTAGAATTTGCATGGAAGTATACGGTGGTCTATACGTAAAGGTGCCTAACTATGCAATGAAGCAAGCTGATTGCCCATATCTTATCTTTAGTTATGAAACTCACTACACTAATGCCCTTGATAGATATGACCATCTAAGAGATAAATTTGATTCCAACGGCAAGAAGATTGGTCCTGCTGGTGGAGGAATGTATGACCCATATGAACAGTGGGCAAGGTTGTCACCTCAGTATCGTGGTGAGTATCCTCTTAATAATGTTACTGTTAGAAATTGTTGGCTTCGTCCTTCAGCGTTCAACGTTCTGAATGAAGAAGATACTAAACTACTCAAGAAGCATTACCCTGATGGAGCTAAGTTAGTTCTGGTCAATGATGAATGGGCCGCTGATGAGAATGAAAGCCTTGACGATTGCTGGACTATCATTAAGAATCCTCTGTCAGATTACATTCATTACTATCCAACTGGCTCTCTGTTGGTTAGCGTTCAGGACATTACTTCTGATTTGATTTCTTTGGTTCTGCAAACCATTGAACATGGTATTCAACAGACGTTTGCAGACCCAGGAGTTTTGAACTTTGAGAAATACCGTGAGGCTGAAACAATGCCCGGCGGTATTTATCCTGCTGTTCCGAAGACTGGTAAATCTGTTGGAGATGGATTCTTTGAAACTAGAACGGCTACCCTAAGCCAGGAAGTATTGCCATTCTTCAACATGATACAGACCCTCGGCCAGTCTGTATCTGGCGCTCAACCGTCGTTGTTTGGTGGTCAGCTTTCTGGCTCACGTACTGCATCTGAGTATTCAATGAGTAGAGCGCAAGCACTTCAGCGCCTACAGAATACTTGGAAGACTTATACTCTTTGGTGGAAGCAAATCTTTGCCAAAGTAATTCCAATGTATATTCAGGAAGTTCAGGAAGATGAGAAATCTACTGAACGGAATGAACAGGGTAACTTCATTAACGTGTTCATTCGTAAGGCAGAACTTGAAGGGCGTATTGGTAGAGTTGAGCTAGAAGCTAATGAGAATCTCCCAATTACCTGGTCACAGCGCAAGGATACCTACATGGAGCTACTCAAGCTCCAGAATCCAGAAATCCTTAAAGCACTTGCAGACCCAGAGAATGTTAAGTCCCTCGTCGAAGCTATCGGACTTGATGACTTTACTGTACCGGGTGAGGATGATAGACAGAAGCAATATGAGGAGATTAGACTTCTAATTAACTCTGAGCCTATTGAGATTCCTGTTGACCCGATGATAGCAGCGCAAGCTGTAATGTCTGGTCAGCCGCCACCACCTGATACTGAAGAACCATCTGTTGGAATTGACCCTGACCTAGATAATCACGATATTGAAGCTGAAGTTTGCAGAACATATCTAGTATCTGATGCTGGTAGGCTGCTTAAGATTGAAAATCCTCTTGGGTATAAGAACGTACTGCTTCACATGAAAGAACATATGAAGCAAATTCAAATGAGTATGGGTACTGCTCCACAAGCACCAATGCCACCAGCAGGCGGCGGACCCACACCACCACAGCCAACAGGTACTAATATGCCTTTGGCGGAGAATGACAATGTTTCTGCACAAGCTTAATCTGATTCCGTTCTTTGCTCCTGTTGATACGGCTACTGGTCCAATTGAAGATAAATCTCTGAGCAGAGAAGATGTCATTGAATTACTTGGTGAAGACGAGCCAGAACAAGAAACTATTGAACTGGAAAAGCCTGCGAAAAAGGCTTCTAAAGAAACTGATAAAGAAGACGAAGAAGAAACTAAAGAAGAGAAAGAACTCTCTTTAGAAGATGAGATTGAGGAAGAACTTGCAGAGCCAGATGAAGATAGGCTGGAACTGGTTGTTCCTCTCCGCCGTAAGGAAATTCTAGCTAAGTATCCTGAAATCTTTAAGGATTTTCCAGGACTTGAATCATCTATCTATCGTGAGAAGGCATTTACTGAGTTGCTTCCTACGATTGCAGATGCTAAAGCCGCTGTCGAGAAATCTGAACGGCTGGATACTTATGAGAATGAAATCATGGAAGGCTCAACTGAGAGCCTGTTGAATGCTGTTCTCAACACAGATAAGAATTCGTTTGACAAGGTAATTGATAATTATCTTCCAACACTTTACAAGGTTAATGAAGCTGCTTATTATCACACTATCGGTAATGTCATTAAGCATACCATTATGACTATGGTTAAGGATGGAAGAGATAATGGTGTAGAGGATTTGCTTGGAGCCGCTGATGTACTTAATCAGTATATCTTTGGCACCAAAACATTCACTCCACCGCAAAAGCTTTCTACTGACACGAAGAATCCTGCAACTGATGAAGTAGCTGAACGTGAACGTGCATTTCAGCAACGTCAGTTTGACACGGCTAAGGACACTGTTACTAGTAAGACAGAGAATGTTCTGAAAGCTACTATCGATAAGAATATTGACCCCAATGGGTCGATGACTGATTATGTTAAGAAGAATGCTACTCGTGAAGCATTCGATAATCTTGAGAACGCTATCGCCGCTGATAGCCGATTTAGAGCTGTTTTAGATAAGCTTTGGGAAAAAGCATTTAGTGATGATTTTAGCACAGAGTCAATGGACAGAATTAAATCTGCCTACACGTCCAAGGCAAAGACTCTACTGCCAGCTATTATCAAGAAAGCACGTAACGAAGCATTGAAAGGACTCGGTAAGAGAGTTCGAGATGATGATGAAGATACTGATAAGAAAGATAAACGTGGACCTTTACCTGTTGGAAAAGCACGGAGTCAATCCACCTCCCCTCAAAGTGGAAAGACGGTAAAGGACCAAGCTAGGTCTATCCCAAAAGGGACTAGCACTTTAGACTATTTGATGCGAGATTGAGGACATTAACATGGCACTAGTTGAATCTCAGGTTACTGCACTTGAGCTTGAAAGAGTAATTCCGAAGATTCGGACACTCTTTGAGCGAGATGACAAGTTCTTCGCTAACATTCAGAAGCGGGATGTTGAGAAGATTTCCAACCGTCAGATGCGAGTTCCTCTTGAACTGCGTCCCGGTGGTTCTTTTCAGTATTTCAATCCTGATGGCGGAGATTTGGGTCGTGGCGGTGGGCCGTCGTTTGATAAGGCGGTTCTTAGCTGCGTATTCGTTTCCGAGAACATCGAATACACCAAGCTGGCACAGTGGGCTACCGATGATGATAGGAAGTCTATTGTCAACGGTGTTCGTCGTCTTACTGCTACAGCATTGGATGAGCTTCGCCGTCAGCTTGATGCTCAGATGATGCAAGCTGGTAACGGTGTCATTGGCACTGTTACTACTGATACTCCTGCCGGTGGTAGCAACGTTGTTGTTATGACCACTGATGGATTTGGTGCTCGTCTGATGCGTTTTGGTCAGACTGTACAGGTATTCAATTCCACTCTTGCTACTAACAGGGGCAGCGGAGTTATTACCTTCTGGGACGTTGAAAACAAGACTATCAACATCACTCCCCAGATTGCTGGTGTGACTGGTGGTGACTTTATTGTTACCAACGGTATCAGTGCTCCTACTGCATTGCCCGCTCTGTTTGGTGTTCCATATCACCACAGCAATGCTTCCACTGGCACTTGGCTTGGCTTTAGCCGTGCTATCACTCCTGAAATTCGTGCAAATCGAGTGAACGCGGCTTCTGCTGCATTGACATTGCCTCTGCCACGCCTTGCCATTAACAAGATTGGCAATCGTATTGGTATTGACAATGACTTCGCTCCTGCTGCATGGATGCATCCTGCTCAAAAGGCAGCTTATGAGGAAATTGGACAGCTTATGTCCACTATCTTCAAGAAGCCGTCTGATGAGAGCTTGAATGTTTACTTTGATGGGATGCAGATGGCTGGTGCTCCTGTTAAGTGCTCATTCAATTGGGATAAAACCCGTATTGATTTCGTTACTGATTCTGTGTGGGGTCGTGGTGAAATTCTCCCACTTGGATTCTATACTACTGATGGCCGTAACATCTTTGAAATCCGTGGAGCTTCCGGTGGTGTCGCTACTGCCGAAATCTTCTACATGGTTATTGGCACTCAGACGTTTGTTAACAACCCTGCTGGCTGTTCATTCATTGACACGCTAGCCGTTCCATCGGGGTACTAACATGGCAGCTACAATTACGGTTACTGGAACTGCCGGAGCTGGTCTTACTGTGACCTCTGCGGTATTCAACAATATCACCTCTTTTACTATTGATGCGGTGAATAACCTCATCACTATGTTTCAGGGTGGTACTGCACTGCCAGCTATCAGTATTAACGCTGCTACCACAGTGACTGCCACTAAGGCTGCTGCTGTTTGGACTCTGACAATTAGCTAACATTGGAATCTAGGAGGGTGGAGGAATGATTCCAGGTCTTACAACAAAGCTATCGGAGACTAACGTAGCAGCGGCTGCTTCTATCTTTGCAAAATCAGATATCGTTCGCGTGACTGACACTACTAGCACTACGGTACTAACTACTATTGTACCGGGTGCTGCTGGTTTTAGTCAGGTCTGCTTCTTGCAGAATAAGAGCGGCGCTTCTATCACTATTGTTACCACTGGAAATGTGGTTGGCTCTGGCACATTTACAGTTCTTAACAATAGAATGGCTGTACTTGTGTTCAGCAAGCTCGAACAGAAGTGGTCAGTTTGTCAGGATACGTAGTCTAAGGAGAAGAAATGCCGGACCTAAATTTTCAAGACATTTCGACTGTTCAGGGTCTTGGTCAGCCAAAGCCGGTAACATTTACGGCTGCGGCTACTATTGCACCTAGTACGTTTCTCACTATTCTTTCTGGTAACACAGCGGTGAGCACCATTACACCTCCTGTTACCGGAACGCATATGTTGTGCATCGTTCCAGGTACTACTACTGGATTCACAACTGGTGGAAACGTTGTTGGTGGAACTACTACTGTTGCAAGCCGAGCGTGCTTGCTTGTATTTAACCCACTTACTGCTGCCTACACTGTGGTTACTGGAGCCACTGGTTAAATCCTAGTTACTTGCCCAGTAACAGGTAGTCGGGCTGCGCATGACTCTAATCACGCAGATTTAATTATATGGCAAAAGTTTTAGTTGGTGTTCCTACAGCCGAAGGTGCAAGACACGCTAATTTCTATGACTATTATAATGCCTTAGATAGACCAGAAGGCACTCTACATATGTTTGCACGAGGCCAATCACCGGCTCGTGGCAGGAATATGATTATCCAGGCTGCAATTGATAATGACTGTACTCACATCTTCTTTCTAGATGATGATGTCATTCCTCAGCCGGATATCATTAACCGATTGCTAGCGCATGATAAAGACGTAGTAACTGGTCTTTATGCTATGCGGGACTTTCCTCATTTTCCAGTAGCATTTGATAAGAGGTTTCCCAACGGATTTAACAGGCATGTCCATCTTAACGGAGATGTTGACGGTCTGGTAGAAATTACTAACTGTGGATTGGGATGCGTTCTCATTAAGATGGACGTATTCAATAAGGTTCCTAAGCCTTGGATTACACTTGGCGAACTGGAATCTGATGGTTGGTGTGATGACATTGCATTCTTCAATAAGGTTGGAGATGCAGGCATCAAGATGTACTGCGATACCAACGTACTTGTTGACCATATGATGACGGTCAATGTTGGATATCGTAAAGTTGATGGTGTTTGGGCTATCAATTACGATGTTAGAGGTAAAGGTAATTGTCAATTTCCTATCTCCTATCCAGCCGCTGACGTTGATATGGCGAAGCGGATTGAAGGATGGATGTCAGATAAGGAATTGGAGTTTCTTGGCATTGTAGCTAAGAATCACGAGTACCTATTTGAGGTTGGTTCTTATAAAGGTAAGTCAGCTAGAGTTATGGCTGACAATACTAAAGGTAAACTTATCTGCATTGATACCTGGAATTCAATTGTTCACTCTAATGATGGTAGGGTAATTTACAAGACTAGTGATGACACCTACGCCGATTTTGAGAAGAATCTAAAAGAGCATATTGATAGTGGTAAAGTAATTCCATATAGAATGGATTATCAGAAGTATGTGCCTAACGGTTTCCAGCCCGATTTTATTTTTATTGATGCAGCACATGATTATGAGTCAGTAAAACTTGATATTGAGAAATCAATGTCAATGAACCCTAAAATCATAGCGGGTCACGACTATGATTCAAAGGTGTGGCCTGGTGTTGTTAAGGCTGTGGATGAAAGATTCGGCGAAGTTAACCACGTTGACACAATTTGGTGGAAAGAAAATGACTGATTACACTCACAATCCATTGGACGACGAGAAGAAGGTTTCCAATCCTCCGTATGTTCCACCTTTTGCAGAACCAGCAAAGGAACCCGAACTCAAGAGTGGAGAGATTGAACCTTTGCATGTTACTGAGGCTAAAGCTGCTGCTGAACGACTTGCTGCACCACCGGCTGCACCTGTTGTTCATAAGGAAGTATTGCTTACTCCTAAGCAGCACAAGCTTAAGGAACTCAAGGATGCATTGCTAGCGGACATCCAAGAGATTCTTAAAGACCACGGTGGTATCGAATCCAATATCGGTATTGGACATCCATACTGGGATATGCAGAATCGTCTTCGGAGCATGTAATGGAAATTCCGGAAGAAATAGAATCAATTAACCGAAGATTAGTTGACCACTTTGGTTTAGATACTTCTACCAACCAGCCGATTTGGCGTGTTGTGTGGAGTGAAGACCAATTTGAGCATCGTCTCGGTACTTATGACGACTTTGTTCCTAACACTGAGATATACCTGAGAACAGTTACTGAAGTTAGATACGTTCCTAAGTACAGTCAGTGGTTGCCAAATGTTTATGTTCTTGAACGGCTCGTTGTTGTTCCAGATAATAACATTCCAGAATTGCCGGCAACGAAACTGTCTTATGAACCGATTTATGCATTCAGAACTACCTCTGGTATTCCATTGCCGCCGAAATTTGCAGCGGCTAAGTTTGCCATCGATTTGATTTATGCTGCTCAAGGTAAGAGTTCAGTAGCTAAGTATAAAGACCCAGATGCAGGTCTAGATACAGAACAGCAATTTGAGAAGAAAATTGAGGAAATCGATACTCTTCAAAAAGAACTGTTCGGCAATGAATCATATGTTGGTGATGCTCTGGCTCACAAACAAGCTGTTATCGTTCCACGTAACTTTGAAAAACAGGTGAAATAATGGGTGTTGTTGGACAGTTTCCATTGATGTCGGATTTGAAGCGCAGAACTATTCGCGCTCCTGTGAATCCTCTGGATGTATGCTCTGTTGTTTCTATTTATCCAAAGCATATTCCACCTGAGATTAAACCGACTCTTACACCTGGTGTATTTCAGATTCCATACGGTACTTATGAGAAGCCTGGAGTGCTGGTCGTTGGTCCTAGCTCGTGGTGGAAAGAGCTGGATGAAAATCAGCCGCTTTTGGAAATCCCTGCATCATCTGTACAGATTGCTGAGTCAATTGTAAAAGATTGGGCTAACGGCATTTACGGATGCGACATGGGCGAGAACATGCCTGGATTGTTCTTTGTTCCTGGTTGTAAGCATGATAAGCATGGTGAGCCGGATGTGCCACTTACTATTGAATGGGTTCAGAAAGAGAAGAAACATCTTCTTGATGAAGCCAATCGTAAGCAGCGCAATTGGTTCCAGTGGCTTGTGAAAGCTGCTGATACTTCTTGGGCTAGGTCAAACGGTAGTCCACTTGCTATCAGTGATGATATGCGAATGGCTGCTCGTGAATTGAATCTTATTCAAAAGGAATGGTTGGCTGACGCTGAGGTTGTTGACCTTGTTCGTTGCAAAGCTTGTGGGCATCTCAAGAATCCAGCTTATCCAATCTGCCCGAATTGCAAATCTATTGATGACCCGGCTAAAGCTTTGATGCTTGGCCTGAAGTTCGCACAGTAAATGTCTACTTCATCATATACCGCTGCCGATGTAATGGATAAAGCTGCGGCTTTGATGAATGACGCAGCTAAAACATCTTATACTTATGCGGCTATGCAACCATACCTGAATATGGCTCTTGATGAACTTCAAGAGTCATTTCAGTTGAATAATATTCCAATTTACAATGCTACTTCTGCTGCTATCGTTGTTCCAATTGGTACTGTGGCTATCAATGCTGTTGATGGTCCTGGTGTAGGTTCTGCACCTTTACTTCCGTCTGATATAGTAGAAATTCAAGGACTGTATGAACGACTCAGCGGAAGCCAAGACCCTTATATTCCAATGGTTCAACGAGAGTTCTTACCCCATGCATTGGATAATCTTCCTACTGAAGCCTTACAGTATTGGGTTTATCAGGGTCAACGAATCCTATTTATTGGTGCATTAACCATCAGAGATGTAAAGATTGACTACCTCAAAGCAATCGTTACGACTGATGCTACTTCTGCCACCGTTATTGGTGTTATTGATGCTAAATCGTTTTTGTATTATAGAACGGCTGCGCTCTGTACTCAGTTCATTGGTGAGAATGCAACCAGAGCTGAAGCATTGAACAGTAACGCTATTATGTCACTGGACAGAGTTACTGGCATTGGCGTTAAAGGCAAGCAATCCATTCAAACGAGACGTAGACCATTCATGAGTGCTTACAAGCGTAGGAGCTTCACGTAATGAGTCGCGACCATAATCCTGTAGTAATTGAAGACTTCAATGGTTGGTGGAGTCGTGGAGATGCTGAATCTTGTCCGCTAGACCACTTTAGTCAGGCTGACAATATTCAGTATTTCTACTCAGGATTTGAGACTCGTGATGCAATAAATGTATATCAAACTGGTGGTCCCACGCTAACAAATGTTGCTAGGATTCATCCATATATTATGCAGACTCAGCATTCTTTGCTGGTTCTGAATACATCAGGAGATATTTATCATATTAAGAGTCCAAGTGTTACAGTTGGACCAATTCTATCAATTCCAGCAATGAAAGATTTCAACGTTGCATCAATTGATGGAAGAGCTTATATCACTCCATTCTTTACTGATGTGGATGGATATGAAAAAGGATTAATGAATGATTTCCTTTATGTATACAAGGGCGATGGAACAGCCGCTCGTAAAGCCGCTGGTAATCCACCTACAGGAACGCCATTAATTGCTACGTTTGGCTCAGCCGGATTTGCTGATTTAGGATTTCATCTTTTTGCAGTTGTCTATGAAACCGATACTGGTTATCTTACTGCCCTTGGACCAGCGGTATTTGCATCTGCTACAGCTTCAGATACTACTCACGGTTATCACATTAGTAACGTCCCTGTATCTCCTGATTCTTTTGTTGTTAAGCGCCATATTTTGGCTACTAAAGCTATTACGAATTATGATGGCAACCAAGATGGGTTTATTTTTTATTCTATTCCTAATGGTATTATTAACGATAATGTTAGTACGACAATAGATGTCAGCTTCTTCGACATCGATTTACTTGAAGAACAAAGCCATTTAATTGATAATTTCTCACAGATTCCGGCTGGAGTTGGAATTACTACATATCACGGTAGATTGATTCTCACAACTACGTTTACTGATATCTCAGTTGCTTACGGTTCTGCGGCTGGAGAACCTGAAGCTATTAACCAAGTTGATGGAGTAATGATTGTTCCTCTCGATGGTAGACCACTTACCAATTGTCAAGAATATAGAGATGTTCTCTATTTGTTTAAGGCTAGTTCAACTGTAGGATATTCAGACAATCAGGATGACCCTGCTACATGGGCATCATTCAAGGTTGATGAAGCTATTGGCTGTCCTTGTCACGGAATTGCTACAGTTCTAGATTCGGGTGGAGTTAACGTAGACTACCTATTGATTGCAGATTTATCTGGATTAATGATTTTCAATGGCTCATACGCTACATTGCCACTGTCATACAACATTGAGAATTACTGGTTTGATATGCCAAAAGATGATTTTGAATTTATTCAGATAGTATGTGATTCACTTGGTAAGAAGATTTGGATGACACTTCCATCTCCAAGGAATCACATTCTTCTTATTGATTATAATGAAGGACTAACTAAAGAAACTGTTAAATGGGCTAGATGGATATTTGATGCCAATATTAGCTCACTTTGCCTCACAAACATTAACCAACTTATCGTTGGTGCTTTGAGTACTGTAGTTTAATGGCACCTCCAGCTAATACTACATTCGCAACGGCTGTTACCATTAGCACATTTCCGTTTACTTTCACTCAAAGTGACATTAATGATGCTGGAACAAACTTTAATGTTTTCTATAGATTCATTGCTCCTGTTGGTTCTACTGTAGTTGGGGTTTGGGGATTCTCTGGAAATGTTAGCTCAGGTTATCAACCAACATGTGAACCATTTGATGGTCCTGTAGGTTCCCCTACAAGAATTCTATCTATTGCAGGTCAGAATATTCCAGTTCAATTTCCAGTAGTTCCTGGGAATGAATATTTCTTAGAGTTTATTAAAAATACGAATACGGCTGGTCCAGAACATATTGACATCAGCTTAATAGTTCATCCTGATACTGCTATTGCTGATGGTACTATTGCTGTTCCGGATGATACTGTAGGATTTCCTCTAGCAGTCATGTCACAATCTGTTGACAATACTGCTATTGCATTTGTTCCCGGAATGCCAGCCGGTGAGGGTGGAGATATTACAACTAATGGCATAATGTGCTTGGAGAATAGTGCAAATTCTCGTGTAGACATTTATAATAGGAATTTTGCTTTAGTTGTATCCAGAGCAATATCTGGGAACAGTTTAAGAGTTAGAACTTGCAGGGGTGTTAATAAGTTTTATGTTGGGTCTGATGAAAGTCCACCACATGTTAGAGTAATAACAGAGGCTGGTGTCGTAGGTGGAACCGTATTCGCTCTTTCAGGAACTAATCTTGAAAGCCTAGCTGCTGATAATGCTGAAGCAATTCTATATTATTGTGCTATTGGATTTGGAGTTCCTGTCAAACGGTGGGATTTAGTTAACAACATTGCTTTATCTGATTTAGTGGGTTCTGTAGCTACTTATCAGAGTCCTGATATTCTCGTACTTGCTGATGGCACTATTGTTGTTCTTTATTATAACTCTAGCACTAAAGATGTTCAGGTTAAACAGTATAGTGCTGCTGGTGCTCTACTAAATACTTATCCTCTTGGTGCTCAAACAGGCAGTACCAAACCAAGAATGGGATATGCTATAGATAACCCCAATTCATTTTGGGTGTTTACTCATATTGTTGTTTCTACTAATGGTTCAACAGTAGCTAGAAACATCAAGGCTAGTGATGGTTCTATTCTTACGACAAGAACATGGATGGAGTATGAAGGTGGCGCTTATAATGGTCATCAGACAGCTACTCCATTAGCAAGATTTGGTAATTCATTCTCATGCCCATTCTTTGTCATGATGGGTGGCACTCCTGATTTATCTGGTGTATATTTCATGGATACTACTACTCATGATGCTTATAACACCGCCAACAAAAAAATTCCGAATCCAACGATTAGAACCGCTCTGATTGGTGAATAATGCCTGCAAGTGCTGTACTATCAGGTGGTAGCGGTGGAGAAGTAATTAGCCATTTTTCCGCTGTTAGAATTAGAGTTAATGGTTCTGGTTCATTGCAACTGGCTCTATTTTCACTGGATGATGTGACATCTGTTACATTAGTTCCACTTACAATGGCAGCGGCTACTAGGATTGTTCCAACCAGATTATGTAATTTTCAGGAACATCGAGCCGCTCTCGAAGTGAAAACTACTGGTATTGACGAGAATATGAGGATTAATAGAATTATTGTATTCAGCAGACCTGTCTTTACGGAATGGCCATCTACTGTATATACATAAATGGCTAAGAAAGACTTTGGACAGCCTGATTTCTCTCATCTGTTTGGAATTTTAGCTAACACTAAACTACAGCAGACTAATAATTCTCTATATGAAACTATATTCCTTCTTATTAAAGAAGTTGTACAGTCCAGGGATTCTTTGGTTGTTCAGAACAATAACAATTCTCAGTCCCTAGCTCAACTTCTTGGAGTTACGTATCTTACAGTAAACGATGAAACAGCATTACTTATCAATTCTAGAAAGCTTCTACCAGGAACTAATATAACTTTTAATGATGCAGTACCTGGTCAGAGAACTATCAATGTTGCTGGTGGACCATTTGGTAATCATTACGATAGTCCATTATCAGATGGAGATACCTCAGCGGCTGAGTTGATATATGCTAATGGTGAGTGCATCATTGTTCAAGTTCCAGTATAATGCCACTTAATCCACCACAGGATTTTAGGTCTACCGATAAGACTCATCGTTCTGGTACTATTGCCAATAGACCAGCTCCTGGTGATGTATTAATTGGTACTATTTATTTTTCTACTGATACAGGAACTATTACCAGAAGTGATGGTGCAGCATGGACAGCATTTGGTGGCGGTGGAGCACCAGGACCGGCTGGACCTGCTGGAGTCAATGGTAGTATTGGATTTGATGGTCAAGACGGTGTTGATGGTCAAGATGGTATTACAGTAGTTGGACCAACAGGTCCGCAAGGAACACCCGGAACTGCTGGAATCAATGGAACAAACGGAACTATTGGACCTGCTGGATTTGATGGAAACGATGGAGAAGATGGAATCAGTATTCCAGGTACTACAGGTTCTAGAGGACCTACAGGACTTACAGGACCTGCTGGATTACAAGGACCTCCTGGTCCAACAGGTTTAGATGCTGAAGACCCAGAGATGCCATATGTAATACCTGGTCCAACAGGACCACAAGCAAGTGGCGTTACTGGTACTTACTTAATGTCATCATTTACGATTCCAACTGGAAACTTTAGAATCCAGATTCTTCAGTTGCAGATGACCGGCTCAAATAGAGCTACAATACAGGGAACTGGAAGGCTGAGCCTTCAGAACTAAAATGGCTGATATCCTACTTGATACTGAATCTGCACCCGGTACACCTGCTGCTGGACAGATAGTATGCTTTGGTGACAGTAGTAATAAACAGTGGGCGCAGAAGAATGATGCTGGTATATATCAAGGAGACTTGAATACAGCAGCCGTTGCAACGATTGGTTCACATTCAGCCGACACTTACTATAAAGGCATTCAGTTACCGTCATTCTCTATGCAGCCAGGTATGACCTGGGAATGGGTATTTCCAGTTTCAAAAACAGCCGGTGTCGCTGCTCCGGCGTATACTATTCGTATTGGTGCTGCACAAACCATTGCTGATACAGCAGTATTGACTATAAATGGTCCTGCTCAAACAGCAGTTGTTGACCAAGGTATTGTTCGCATCATTGTAGTTTGCCGTAGCGTTAGCGGTGCTGGTGTATTGCAGGGAGCTGTGTGGCTACAACATAATCTTCAAATTACAGGATTAGCTAATACTCCAGCCGGTATGGCTATCAACGAGGGAACATCAGCCGGATTTGCTAACAATGCTCTTGGAGGTCAGTTCATTGGATTGTCTGTAAATCCTGGTGCTTCTGCTGCGTGGGTAGTTAACCTAGTTTCGCTCAAATGTTGGTATTAGAATTAGGAGATTAGAATGGCTCGTACACCAAAGCGACTTGTTGGACCGGCTCTTATCGCTACTGGTCCAACGACTGTTTATACTGTTCCAGCACTTACGAAGACTATTATCAGACAGATTCATTTGTCGAATCCATCTGGTTCACCAGTGACATTCACCTTATCGATTGGTGCTGATGCTGCTGGTACTAGACTTTGGTCTACCTATTCAATTCCAGCCGCTGCTGCCGGAGTTTCTGATTCTGTACGTGATATCTTCATGTATGAAATCATGGATGCTGCTGAAATTCTCACTATTTCAGCCGGTACTAACAACATTCTCAATATCACCGTTTCTGGCGATGAAATTACGCTTGGATAGTGGCTTCAAGATTACAAGATGTTATACAGAGAGGGTTGTCGGCTGCTAGACCATTAGCTACAGCCGTCGCACCCGGAACTCTGTATTATTCAAGTGACTTATCTATTACTGAAAGGTCTGATGGTACTACCTGGCAGACCTATACTGATGGTGGAGGCGGCGCCGGTTCTACATCTGTAGCTAAACTAGCAGCTCCATTTGTAGTTGAAGCAGAAGAAGTTGTATATGAGCCACCATTACCATTCCCTGGACCTCCGGGGCCAGCAGGCTCAATTACAACTGCGCAAAGAACACATCAGATTGGTATTACAGTAGATGGTGCTGGTTCAGCAATTTCTACAGGAACTAAAGGATATAAATCGTTTCCAGTAGCAGGTGTGATTACTAGGGTTAGGTTGTTAGCTGACCAAGTAGGTTCGGCTGTTGTTGATATCTGGAAGGATACATTTGCTGCTTATCCGCCAA